CTGCAAGAAGAGCACGCCACCAGCCTGATACGTGACCGGGGTGCCGTCCGGAAGCTCCGGAGCAGCGCCGAACCCGTACAGAACCGGCTCTTCGTGGTAGTTGCGGGGAATGCCCTGCTGCTGAACGAAGACTTGCTTCCACTCGTCAGCGCGCTGGTCATAAACGCCATCGAAAGCCTCATTGAGAATCGGCTCAACAATGGAACGAAAGTCAGTACTACGCATTGGGACTGCCATGTTCTAGTCCTCCTTAAAATGCAGCCTTATCAGCCACAAACTGGTGCTGGCTGATCTGGACCTGAACGATGGTGTAAGCGTCACCCCAAGCATTGTTGACCTCAGGAGCGAGGTTCACAATACGCAGGATTTCGTTACCCGAAGTCGTTAGCTGAGAAGCATCAAGCTCGGCCTGTGAAAGACCGGTCGTGGTGCTGCCAGCGGTGACGTTCGCAAAGTCCGCCTGAGAACCGATATCCGTGATGTTGATCGAGCTGGTCGCTTGGATCTCATACACGATAGCGGGGTCGGTGGTGACATAAGCAACGATGTCCGTGGCGGCGGTCGAAGCCGTCCACTTGTTGCTTACGCGGCGACGGCCATCGGTATCGGTAAACTCAACACCCATGAACGTGCCAACAATAGCCGCCTCGGTGGCAGCAGCGGCTTCAATCGTACCGCTGGCGCCAATCTTGACTGGCTGGAACTGGAGAATGTTTGCGTTGTAGCCCGACTCAATGCTCATCGCAACGGGACGAATAAGCCCGCTGGGATGAAACGCCGGACGCAACCCAAAAGGAGCATCAGTCGTAGACATTTGGTAATCCTCTGAAAAAAGTGACCAAGCTACCACTCTTGCGGAGCGCGCACCTTGGACGATTCCCGAATTGCCGACATGCCATCACCTTCGACCAGACTTGACCCAGCACGCTCAGCCTGCTCACGCATGGCTTCATTGGTACCAAGCAGCCGCTCCTCTTCCTGATTGGGCGCATCGTAGTGCACCGCGTGCATGTACTTTTTGTACAGCGACATCGGAAGCTTGAAAGCAAGCATCTCGTTAACCCCTACGAACCCCTGCCATTCGCCAGTTTTAATCGAGCAGTATTCCCAACCGGGAACCTCCTCGGGTTTGATCGGCTCATAACCAAGCCGAATACGCGCCTGGACAGAATCTCTAGGATTCGTCGTGGTTAACCAACAAGTGTGATAACCAGGAATTTTTGGCAAATCAGGCAACGCGGCCTGAATAAATTGCTGTCGAAACATCTCAACTCGAGCATCATCCGAGAGTTCGCGACTCTCAGTTGCTACGCGATCATACGCAGCCCGGTTTTCTCGCCCTTCGCCAAGAACTTTCTTCAGTCTTTCGTCGCTCATATATAACTCGCTCCCTTATTTAGCGAGAAGAATTGTTACGATCATATTCAGCATAACGCTTTATGTAGCGTTGACGCAAGTCTGCGTTGTCCCAGACGCCTGCGTCGATGAGCGCCTGCTTGCGCTCAGGGCTGATATACACCTCTTTGCGGGTAGACGGGGCAGCGTATTCACGCTTACCGCCGACCGGCGGACCTTTTCGAGTAGCCGCCGCCTTAGGGGCAGGCTTTTCAGTTTCCATGCTAGGTTCCTCTCCGTAACGATGGGGAAGCCTGCGAGCTACCCTGTTGTCCAACTCAATCCAATAATCTTCCTTAGACGGGTCATACCCCTCGGCAGCGAGGCGCTGATCAATGACCTTTACGATGGCCGAATCCTCGTCCTTACCAGACGGGTCGTACCAATCATTGGCATCAATCCACTCCTTAGCATACGCAGCAACACGGGGGTCCTTAACGGACTTTTCCTGTTGGCGTGGCTTTTCAGCCTGCTCCTTCTCCGCTCGCAGCTGACGGGCACGCTCGAGAGCCTGATCGCGAATCTGCAACGCCTTGGTAACGTCTTCACCGTGGCCGTGCTCAATGGCTTTTGCCATGATTCGCTCAGCAAGCTGCGCTTCGTTTAACGCTTCGTTCAGCTTCTGATCGACCGCGCTAACGTTGAACTTGCTTGTCTGCTGCTCAACGCTGGCCAATCGACGCTTGAACTCTTCGTTCTCCGCACGCAAGAACGCCAACTCGCGCTCCTTGTGCTCAATCGCAGCCTTACGACGGAACTTGCGGTTCTGCCGTTGCGCACGCTTCTCTTCCGGAGTTAAAGCACGCTTGCTCTTTTGACCCGCCTCTTCTTCGCCGTCGTCCTCTTCAGAAAGACGGGCATCGCCTTCATCTTCTTCAGACTCGGATTCCTCCGCTTCTTCAGAAGCCTGAGCCTCAATAGGCTGCTCTTCAGGTGGGGTTTCTGTAATGACGTACTCCTCGTTTTCAGGAGTATCGTCGTTTTCAACTAACTGGTCTTTTTCAGACATAAGTCACCTTTTCGACGTTAGTGTCAAATGAACGCTTTAATGGCGAGCGGGTCACCCACTACACCACCAACGATGTCCAGATCGTTGAAGATCACAAACAGGGCTTCTTCTTCCCCATCTTTTCCAAAAGGAACCTTCCAACGATCTCCGCCGTACTTTGGTACCCGGACAAATTCTCCAGGCTTGCACCAATTACCTTCCGGCCAGGACTCCATCGTATTGCGATTCTTGAACGCCAACGGCCCAAGAGTGACTACCTTTGCAATCTGAGTATTCCAAATTTCGGTTTCGCGAGTTTCGTTGTGCAGAATAATACCGCCAGCAGAAGTCTTCTTTGCTGAGCGAATCTGCACCAGAACTCGAGAACCAAACGGAATCAATCCCGGCTCTACACTAGGAAAAGCCTCATCCAAATTAGACATTTAAAACTCCTCTCCGTCTTCTTCATTTTGTTTTAGAAGACGATCAATATAAGTTAACGCGGCCTGCAACCCGGCGTAAGTGCCCACTGCCTTGCCATATTCAAACGAAGCATCCTTACCTTCCAGTTGCCGCTTCATCGCGTCGTGTGCAACGCGAGCCTTGGCCAACTCCAATTCATCAATTATGCGTTCAATCATGCGTTTTGTTTACCTTTGCTAATCATGGCGGGCGTTGGTTTTGGGTCGCCCTTGGTACCCTTCGTCACTTCAATCTCACCTTTCTTTGGTCCACCGTTGACCATCTTCTGGCCATCCAGCTTCATTCCCATCGCCAGCATGTGATGCTGCTTCATGTAATCGTCTGCCATAAATCACTCCTACGGGTTAATACCCGTGCCCGTTGAAACACCAACCTTTTCACCCGTGAGAACTTCCGCAGCAGCGATGTCCTTCGCCGTCTGGTTGTCTTCACGATTCGTAACCATCTTGACACGCAGCTCTGCCGCTTGGCGCTCATCCAGACGATCCTGCTTGAGGACCTCGCGCTGTGCCGACTGCTGCATTTTCGCCGCCTGCTCTTGAGTACCAGCCTGCGCCTTCTGCGCCTCCAACTGCAACTCCGCCTGCTTGACTTGGATGTTGGCCTGATCCGCAGCAGCCTTGCGCTGGGTCTCCGCCATCTGGGCAGCGGTCTTCGGATCATCCGGCGCCATGCTTTGCATCTGCTGCATGACTTGCATCGCCTGCTGCACGATCTGCGGAATCGCGCTAAATGCGCTTGCCGCATCCGGAACAACACGCTGCGATGCAGCCGCCAGCATCTGGTCAAAGCTGCGCTTTAACTCCGGACTACTCTTTTTCCTCTGGATTTCCGAGATGTCCATACCCACCGCTTTAGACGCAACTTCAAAGACATGATTCGCATACCAAAGCGCGATATGTTCCTTGAGATGGTTAAGAATGATAGGAATGTATGTCCCCGACATGAGGAAACTGCCACCCAATACGGGGCTAGTGAGATAGTCCAAGTGGACTTGGATGTGCGCAAGATGATCCTGTTCTGGGAACGCCGATAATGGACGCCCAAGAGTTGCAGCAATGTTTTCATTGACAGCATTCATCTCCTTCGGTTTTGGCGCTGGGATCAACAGATCCTTGGCGTTCGGAATCTTCAGCTGATCAAGAATGCGCTCTTCAACTTTGCGCTGATCGTAAATCTGCGGCAAAGCCACCGCACGCTGAGCCAACGCCTGAACCTGCGCGTACCGCTGGGCTTCGCTGAAAATGTTCGGGTCCGAAACCGGAACAATATCCATCGGCCCTTCAAAGTCAGAACGGCGAACAATCAACTCGCCAAGCTCTTCCTTGACCTCTTCGTCCTCCAAGTACATCGCGTTCAAACGATGCAGGACCTTCAGGGTGCGACCCATCGCATCATGCAATCGCGCATGAATCGCACTGAATACCATCATCCCCTGCTCAATACGCGAGAGCTGCGTACCGACCGGGACGTTGGCGTTGCTGTCGGTGATGTTCTCCATCGTGGTGCGAACCACGCCCTTGCCAGACTCAATCAAAAAGCCCAGCAGTCGGAACAGCGTTTCAGAGGGCTGGTTGAACGGCAGCGGCATCGCAATCTTTCGGATGTCATCCGAGAACGCGCCGCCCTCGATCTCCTTCACCTCGGTCGGATCAATGCGCTCGGACTGACCGCCCTCGCGACCACCCTTCAGCTTCAACATGCCAGGGAAGTTCGCAATGTGCGCAGAATCCAACAGCGCCCGAAGAGCGCCCGTAGCCGCAGCAGAAAGTCCGCCAATCATCTGCGGAATGCCAATCGGGTACGCACCACGCCACGGAACAAACGGGAACTCAATGATCCACTGCATCTCCTCAAGCGTGTCGTCTTCCTCACGCCAGTTGCGATAGATGCTTAGAACCTTACCCGTCGTCTTGTCCAGAGAAACAATGTACGGAGCCAGTCCGTACTCGTCTTCTATGTCAGAAATGACATAGATCTCAAAGATCGTACGCAGCCCGTCAACGTCGTACGCGCTGCTGTCGCGACCCTCAATCTTGTTGTTTGCTTTCTCGGCCTTCGAGACATCCGGCTCCATCGTCGTCGGAGCCAAGTCAACATCACGGTACATCCCAGAGCGAATGCGCTGCTGGTACTCAATCTCCGTCACGTACTGAACGTGCGTCTTGCGCTCGGCCGAATAAAAGTTCGTTGCCGCGTACGGCAAGTAAATGTCGTCAATACCAATGAACAGCGGAACCGGACGGCGCTTGCCAGAGTCCCAGCTCAGCTTCATGTACTGCGCACCACCCAGCGGTACTTGGGTCAGCAGTTGCTCAAGTTCCGCACGGAACTCCGGCATCTGCTGCGTCAACTGCCAGTTCATGTACTGGCTCTTGCGCGATGCCTTTGCAACCTTGTCCGCAGTCGGCTCGCCAACAATGTAGTCCTTTACAGGACCCGCTGATGGGAAAAGCTCCTTAATAGCTCGGGCAGAGAAGTCCACGCAAACCTCAGTAAGCATGGGGTGCACAACCCGACTTGCGCCCTGAAATTGAGCGCCGCCTGGTGCATCATCTCCAAGTCCCGTACGCCGGATTCCCTCTTCATACTGCTCATCGCGCTTCTTGCGCGCTTCCTTGTCCTTCGACACCAAACCCAAAAGATCCTGCGCCAAAGAGTCCATCTCGCCCTCAGGCAGCGTCTCCGCTAAGTTAGAGTAAAACTCCAACTCAACAGACTCCTCGGACTCCTCTTCAAAACGAACAATCGCCCCGCCGTCCTCAGTGTCCTCAATCTCAGACACCTCATCAGGGAGTTCAAACATCTCACCAAGGTCTTCCTTCGCTTCATCCAAATCATTCGGCTCAGATGCCATATGGATTTCCCCTCGGACGCTCGTTCACAATTAGTCGCGGCTGTACCGGTTTAGGTTTACTCACGCTTATCATATCCCTGTCCGCTAGGAAACGTAATCCCTGCGTGCAAGCATCCATCAAATCATCGTGTTTGATCGTCCCCTCCCCCGAAAACGAACACAATTGGTATAAAAGCGGCTCCGCCCATGATCTAACATGCCCGGAACGCTTCTCACTCTCCACAAACCACACCATCCCACTGGCAAATAAGTGACTCACCATGTGCAATCGGGTCAGCTTCGATGCCTTCCCAGGGTTATACGCATGCGCCAGAATCCCCTCCCTAGAGAGCATCTGACGTAGCGAAATCCCGCTGCCCTTGTCCTCAATCACTATCGTATCGGGCTTCCGACCCGTGTTAATCATCCGCGAAGGACCGTACATCGGCTTGATAATCGGCTTCTGATCGTCCTCCCCGTAGTAAACCTCCATCTCCCGCTTCACCTTCTTAATCAACTCCGGCATCCCTAACCGGTCTTCCCAACAATCCAACAAGATAATGTTCGGCTTCTCGTTCTCGTAGAACAAACCCAACACCACGCACGCACTCGGGTCCGAATCCGATGTCTTCTTGTCTCGAGTCTGCTCCGTAAATGCCGTGTCCAAGCTCATCACAATGTGCTCAAGCGCCGGTAACGGCTTCTTCGCCGGCCAGAGTTTCACCCAATTGCGCTTGATAATCCCCTGCTCTTCAGGGTTTAAAACCTCTGCGTAAATTTCCTGGCGCCCCAGTGTCGTGCCCTCAAACTTCAGCAATTGCTGCTGGAAAGTCGGAGCCAAATTCGCAATGTTCTCGTACGTGCTCGCCCGCGTTACGTGTACATCCGCACCATCACGCGAAATCAAATCCCGAATCAACGCCTTCGGCTTCGGTGTCGTCGTCGCTACAATCCTCGGGTGTTTCCCCAATCGAAGCGCAAACATAATCATGTCCCACGCCTCTTGATCGTACTGCCACGCAGCCAGCTCGTCAGTCCAACAACCGTGCCATTGCCCACCACGCAGCCGATCAGGCGTCTCCGCTGAAATGCCTTTGATTAGCGAACCATTCTTCAGAATAATTTCCGATAGCGACCTGTTGTACTCTTGAACAACACGCTCAGGCATCACCTGCATCAAGCCCGAATCACCCTCAAAACACGTATCGCGAATGTCCGCTGAGGTCGGTGCACACACCAACCAGCGCGTATCCGGCGCCTTGTAAGCCTGCCACCACACCCATTCGGCTGCGGCTCGAGTCTTACCCGCTCCGCGTCCCGCCAGCAAGAGCCAGACTGTCCAATCCCCCTTCGGGGGCTTCTGGTGCTTATGCCTCTGATTCACCCACTTCAGCCGGTTCTCATACGCTATCAAATCCTCAGTCGGAAGCTTGTTCAGCTCCCTGATCAGAGGATCGTTAAAGTCAATCGCAGCCGGGGGAGGGGTCCCCGGTGCCTGGCTACTTGCGCTTGGCAGTTTTAGCTGAGTCACGGAATGCCTTCGCAGTCGGCGCTCCAGGGGTCCCTGGCTTTCTCATACGCTCCGGGGACCCGGCTTTAATGCGCTCGCGCTTCGCGTGAATGTTCTCGTACAGTCCGGGCTTTTTCATAGTGTACTCAGCATACCAGATGGGACCCTAGAGTAATTGTGCGCAAGGGGGTAGTGCAAGTAAAAGTGGTGGTGGGTGGGAATTGTGAATTGGCGTATGGGACCCGTCACCCCGCCCCCACGAAACGTGGGCCCCCCGTGCGCGTTTTTTCGTGCGTGCGCGTGCGCGATTTATAGGGGCCCCTAGGGTATTTGCGCGATTAGACCGCGTGCGCGTGCGTGCGTGCACGCCAGGCGCGCGCGTGTACGTGCGCGTATGCGTGCGTATGCGCGGTTATACCTGGCGCGTGTGCGCGGTTATTACTTGCGCGTGCGTTGTCAATACTGGCGTGCATTCTGTCCGCGTGGTGGTCGTCACATTGCGGGGTGTTGACGGACGGTGCGGGGTTGTGCATTCTGTCCCTCGTCGAAACAAAACAACCGGAGATTGCACAAATGTTTTTTCCTAGACTTACAAAATCGCTCCACACTGTTACCGCTGTCGCGAATGTCGCGCGGTATATCGTTACGGTCGTGCCAGTGTCGCACCCTGAAACACTCGCGCGCATTTCGCTCGACGTTTTAGGTTATTCGCTCGAAGACTATTCGAAGAGCGACCCGACTATCGTCAAAATCATGCGCGAGTGTTCGATCATTCTTGCCAATCGTCGCGCGAGGGTTGCAGCATGAATCTCTTCACAATCGAAAACGACCCGAAAACCGTCAAGGGTAACGCGCAGGGATACATGACAGCGGTCATGTATCTTGCGCCGTATGATCTCTCGGGAGTCAATATCTGCGCGCTGGCGGATCTTGCCGGCTGCAAAGAGGGATGCTTAAAAACGGCCGGCCGTGGCGGCATGGCAAAGGGTAACGCGACGTTTCGCGCTCCCAATGGTGACATTTTGCCCGATAACGCGATACAGCGCGCGCGATTGGAGCGGACGCGATTGTTTCACGAGTCGCGCGACGTCTTCATGGCACGCATGGTGCGTGAAATTGAGAATTTCAAAAAACGCGCAGCGCGTGCGGGTTTGACTCCCGTAGTTCGCCCAAATGGCACTAGCGACATCGCATTTGAAAATATCCCGTGCAATCGCGCGGGTATTGAGTACCCGAACATTTTTGCGGCATTCCCGGAAATTCAGTTTTACGATTACACCAAAATCCCGACCCGCAAGATCACGCGCATTCAAAACTATCGGGTGACGTTTTCCTACTCCCACCGTCCAGAGTTTGCGCCGATCATTGTCAAGGCATTAAAAAACTACGGGTCGGCCGTCAATTTTGCGGCCGTATTCTACGGTGGATTGCCCGAAACGTTTTTAGGCCGTCGCGTGATCAACGGCGACGAATCAGACCTGCGGTTCCTAGACGACTCCAACGTGGTAGTCGGACTAAAGGCAAAGGGGCGTGCACGGCGTGACCGGTCGGGTTTCGTCGTGCAGATGGCCGCCTAACAGTTTCTGTGTGCAACCTTTGGGGCGCTATGCGCCCCTTTTTTTTTGCGTCAATCCAGCGGCTCCACTTCCGCGTCAATTGTGATGCCTTTCGATAGCAATCCGTTTACCGCCTGCAATATTTCCGTGCGCTGCGCGATTTCAATCGGCCCGCCGTCTTTTCCGGTCAATTCCACACCGTTACGCTCAGTAAATTTACCGGCTCCGCGCGTCTTCAATAGGAAAATCGCCGCCGTATCCGAACCAGCTTTTGCTCTCTGGGCTAGGGATTGCGCGATATCGTTAACCATCGACGCCTGTCCGGTATCAAGTTCGTGTTTGTAGTGCGTGTGCAGGGTATCGAAGCCCACCTTCAGCACCTTTGCGATGGTTTCCTGCGTCATACCGGCAAACACCATTTGGGCGACGGTCTGCGCGACTGCGGGGTCTGGA